CACGAAATCCTCGCGGAAATCAGACGCCGAGGAATGACGTTGACCGGCATCGCACGCGATGCCGGTCTCTACGGCAGCGCGTGCCGCGCCGGCATAATCGGCGCCAGCCGCCCCGGCGCAGAGGCGATCGCCGCTGCGCTTGGCACTCCGTTCCGCGAACTCTTTCCTGACAGCTACACGCGTGGCCGCCATGACGAGGGAAAGACTATCAGCAACAGCAGTTGCAACGGAAGGGCAAAAAAACGCGTCCGTCCTGACAGCGCGCCGACCGCTGCCTGACCGCTTCGTCAGCCCGCATCACCTTTCCTGACATCCATCTGAGTGTGAAATGCAGATCGAGCTTCTTTCTCCCTCCCTCATCGACGTGCCTTCCGATGCAAAGAAGGTCTATCCGGATGCCGTCGCGGCGCTTGCCGAAAGCTTCCAGCAGATCGGCCAGCGCGTCCCTGTCGAGGTCATCACCTCGGCGTCCGGGCGGTTCCGGTTGGTGTTCGGAGCCAAGCGCCTTCAGGCCGCTGCTTCGCTCGGCATCGAAATTCGGGCCATTGTCCGCCAGCCGGCCGAGTTTGCCAGCAATGCAGAAATCCGCCGGACATCCATCTCCGAAGCGCTCTACCGTCATAAATTGACGGCGCTGGAACACAGCATCGATGTCGCAGACTGGTGCGCCATCTGGCGCGCTGCGCATCCTGTGAAGCGCGGCCCGAAGGCCAAGCAAGAATTAAGTGCAGACTCTGCACTTAATTCCGATGACGAGCAGATGGAGACGGCGGAAGCGTTTTCCGGAACGTTCAGCGAGGCCGCGCAGCGCTTCCTGAAAATCAGCCGGCGCAACGTCTTCAACGCGCTCAAGATCGCCGGCATTTCTGCCGACCTGCGCGACCGCATCGATCTGAACCGAGATCTTGCCGACAACCAGGCGGCCCTTCTCGATATCGCTGCCCAACCTTACGAGCGCGCGTCGCGCGTCGTTGATCTGCTCGTCGATGGTAAAGCCGCGACGGTGGCCGATGCCATCGCCCTGATCGACGAGGTGCCACGCAGTAACCCACCGGCCTCCTGGGAAAAGCTGAACGATCGCTTCACCCGCCTCAAGCCGAATGAGCAGGATGCCTTTTTCGCGATGAACGAAGCGGCCGTCATGCGCTGGGTGGCCGAGCGGAAAGCCGCTCGTCGATGAGCAAGAGCCGCGACCCTCTCACGAAAGACCTCTTCGAGTGGACGCCGCCTCAGGTGGCGATCCGCTACGAGGAAGGCGTGACCGGGCGCGGTTCTCTCGAAAGCCGGATTTCGCGGCTCATCGGACGTGCGCTGCGCGACGCCAGGGATGACGGAAGGCAGCGGTCGGCCATCGCCGACGCCATGACCCGCTATCTCGGCCGGGCGATCTCGGCGGCGATGCTCGACAAATGGGCCTCGGAGGCCAGTGACGAGCATCGCATTCCGCTCGACGCCTTCATCGCCCTGGTCGACGCCACCGGTGCTCGCGAACTGCTCGGTTTCATCCCCGGCGAATTCGGCCTGACGGTCATCGAAGACGAATACGCGGAACTGATCAAGGATCGCCTCCTCGACGATCACATCAAGGAAATGGAAGCGCTGCGCGACATGCGTGCTGCCGCGAGACGAAAGGTACGTCGGTGAAAAATCCCCCGCACATCACGTTTATCGACGCCTGCCACCGTGCAGCGGCGGCGGCTCGCAGCATAGGTATGCCAATCGCAAACCCGGCCGCTGTCGCGATAATGATGCCCGGATTTACCGATGTCGACGATTTCACCAGAGATTCAGGTGTCACCATCCTGAGTGAGGCCGAGCCGCGCAAACAATCGCGGAAGGATCGTTGACATGAGTTCAGCACCTTCCGGGAACGCGTTGACCCACGCGCTGGTGACGACGGTTATGTTGCCCACCAGCGGTCGCGCCGCCTGTAGCGACAATGCACCTTCCTCGATCAGCGCGTCGATAAGGTCTGCCTGGGCCTTCATAGTGATGAAGATCGTCTGTGCTTGCCGCCGTGCATCCATCCAGATCGTCCCTCCGTATCGTCTCTGCGGGGTGATGAGAGGTGCCGGGGAGCGTTCCAGCGCTCTCCGGCTCCGCACCTTTCGCATGAGTCTCCCCAGCCAGCAAAGCGGAGGTGTTGCATGAACGTCGCCCTTACGATCGTCTCTCCGCGCCTGAAAGAATGGTTGACTGCGCAGGAAATCGCCGACGAAGCGCTGCCGGGCATGCCGGCAACGAAGCAAGGCGTTAATCTCTACGCCCGCCGTCAAAACTGGCAGACTTACCCATCGTTGTGCCGAGCACGATCGGGTCTCGGCGGCGGTTACGAGTTTCATTACACGCTGCTGCCGACGCTTGCCCAGGTGACTTATGTACAGCGCTACATGGTAGTCGGTGGTGAGCCGACGCCGCCGCAGGCCGAGCCGGAAACCACGGTTACCACCCCGCTGACGGAACGCGCCCGCCGCGAACGCGATGCCCGCCTTGCTGTCCTTGCCGCCTTCGACATCTTTTCGAAAGGTCTTCGAAACATGGCGGTGCAGGCCGCCGTGTTCACCTTCGTCGATCGTTGGAACATGGGTTTCATCCAGGCAGACGATTGGGTGAAGGAAGCCCTCCCGCACATTTCGCAGCGCTCGGTGTTTCGCTGGCGCGCATTGAAATTGAACGGCAAGAAGGATGCGCTCGCCGTTGACCGATCCGACGCCCGCAAGGGCAAAGGATTGCTGGAAACGGCCAACGGCGGCGAGGTTCGCGCCTTCGTTCTCGCCTGGATCGCCAAAAGCCCGCACCTCTCGGCCGATATCATTCGCGGCTATTGCAAAGACCATTTCGGCAAGGAACTGGTCGACCGGAATGGCGAACTGAAGCCGCTGCCACCTGAGCGCACCTTCCAGCACTTCATCAAGGTTTTGAAAGCCTCCGAAAAGGTCGTTCTCACCAAGATCACGGACCCCGACAGGTTCCGGTCCAACATGAAGCTGTCGGGCACCGGCTCCCTTCGCCATATCAACGAGCCGAACGCGCTCTGGATGATCGATGCTTCCCCGGTGGACGCGCTTTGCACGGACGGCCGCTATTCGCTCTATGCCTGCGTCGACGTCGCCACACGGCGGCTGGTCATCACGCTGTCGAAGACGCCGCGCGCCTCGGCCGTGGCCCTGCTGCTCCGCAAATCCATCCTGAAACTGGGCGTCGCCGCCGTCATCAAGACCGACAACGGCTCGGATTTCGTCGCCGTCGCCACGAAGCGGCTGTTCGACAATGTCGGCACCGAGGCGGAGGTTTCCGACGCTTACAGCCCGGAACAAAAGGGCCATGTCGAACGTGTCATCAAGACCTTCCAGCACGAGGTCTGCCCGCAATTGCCGGGTTACATCGGCCATAGCGTTGCCGACCGCAAGGCGATCGAAGGGCGAAAGAGCTTCGCGCAGCGCCTCGGTGCCGACGAAAAGGAGCTTTTCGAGGTCGAGCTAACCGCCGCGCAGTTGCAGCGCTATATCGATGACTGGCTGGAGTACGTCTATCACGAGCGCGTCCACGGCGGCCTGAAGGGGCAGTCTCCGAACGCCGCTGCGGCTGCCTCGTCGACGCCGATCCGCCGCGTCGACGAGCGCGCGCTCGATGCTCTCCTCATGCCTGTCGCCGGTAAGAACGGCATCCGCAAAGTCGGCAAACAGGGCATCGCCCACGATCGGTTCCACTATCTTGTCGGTTCGATCATGGTCGGAACGGAGGTCTTCTGCCGGCTCGATCCGATCGACATGGGCCGCATGTACGTCTTCGACGGCGCTGACGGCCGCTTCCTCGACATCGCCATCTGTGCCGAGCTGGCCGACGTCAATCCGCAGGCCTACATCAAGGCGCAGAAGGAAATCGCCGCCGAGCTGATCCGCAAGAAGGAACGCGAGATCAAGGCCGATATCCGCGAGCTGAAAAAAGGCCCGTCCGGCATCGAGCGCACCATCCGCCTCGCCAAGAGGGAGGCGGAAGAGCGCGCCGCCGCCACCGCGAACGTCATCCAGTTGCCCAAGCGCGAGGAGCGGCACATCACGCCGGCGCTCGCGGCCGCCCTCGATGCCGTCACCGCGCCTCCTGTCGGCAGCGTCGTGAAGCCGCTCAACGAGCGCGCCGCGGAACTGCACGAGGCGATCAAGCGCGAGGCGGAGGCAAAATCATCGGCGAAAGTCGTTTCCCTCGACCCGGATGCCAGTCTCAGCGAGATCGCCCGGCGCTTCAAGTGGGCGATGGCGGTCGAGGCGCAGATCGCCGGCGGCGTGGAAGTCGATGACACCACCGCCATCCAGCTCGCCCGTTTCAAGGCGACACCCCAATACCGCACGGCGATGGACTGCCTGAAGGATTTCGGCCTGGAGAACACGTTGCGCATGCTCTGAGCCCGAAGAAGCAAGGGCTCCGTTGCAGCGGAGCCCTCGTCACGTACCCGAGAAAACGAGGAAGAAATGACCTTGAACAACCAATCTGTCAATGGCGAAGCCGCCCCGATCAAGAATGTCGCGGCCTGCCTTGGCCTCCTGCGCAGCCTGCAGAACCGGCATCCGCTCCAGCCGAACCTTGGCGTCTTCGCCGGGTTCTCCGGCTACGGCAAGTCCGTGGCCGCCCTCTACAGCCAGAACAAGACCGATGGCGCCTATATCGAGATTTCCGATACCTGGACGAAGAAGAAGCTCCTGCAGGCGATCCTGTCCGAGCTGGGCCAGCACCGCGCCTCCGGCACGCTCGCGGACATGGAAGACGAGATCATCGGTCTTCTCGCCCGCGATCCGCGCCGGCCGCTGATCATCGACGAGGCCGACAAGCTCGTTGACCGGCACATGATCGAGCTGGTCCGCATGATCGCCAAGAAGAGCAACGTGCCGGTGCTGCTGATCGGCGAGGAGTTGTTCCCGAAGAAGCTGGAGCGGGTCGACCGGTTCCGCGATCTCGTCCTCGAATGGGGCTATGCCCAGCCCTGCGACCTCGATGACACGCGCCAGCTGGCGCGCACCTTCTATCCGACGATCGCGATGAGCGAAGAGCTGCTCGACATGGCCCGCCAGAAGGGTGAAGGCCGCGTCCGCCGCATCTGCAACACCCTGCACGAGATTTCCGGTTACGCGGCCGTGCGCGGCCTGGATGAAATCGCGGTCGATCAATACAGCGGGCGCTTCTCGGACGGTCGTGTGCCCTCCCGCAAGGAGGCCGCATAATGGCGTTCGTCCTCAAGCTCAAGGCCGTCAAGGGCAAACCGGCGCCGCGTGGCGTCGACCATGACTGGTCGGTGATGATGGATCATGCCGTCGCCGGCACATGTTTCAGCGTCGACGATATCGCCGAGCGGTCGAATTCCGCGAAATCCAACATCGTCGGCTTCATCCGTCGGCTGGAGAAGGCCGGCTTTATCGAACCGGTCTGGGCCATACCACCGGCCTGGAGGGTGAAGATCAGGCAGCGCGTCACGCCGAAGGTGCGCGACGACGGCACGGTGCTGACCGGCGCCAGCAAACAGCAGGCGATGTGGAACACCATGCGCTCGCCCGTCAGCCGGATCGGCTTCACCGCGGACGATCTGGTTGCGTGGGGATCGACCGACGAGCTGCAGATCAGCAAGGAAACGGCGAGAACCTATATCTCGCTGCTGGCCGGCGCCGGATACCTCATTCAGCTTGCGCCCAGCGGTGCACGAAAGCTCGCCATGTGGCGCTTGGCGCCGGCCATGAACACCGGCCCGCTGCCGCCGATGATCCTCCGCACCAAGGTCGTTTTCGACCAGAACCGCCACGAAGTCGTGGGCGAAAGCATCGCCGAGGAGGTGCAGGCATGAGGCGCGGCCCTGCTTCCGGAAAAACCACGGTCGACCATGTCGCCCGCGCGACGGATGCGTGGGGATCGCCGCCGGATTGGGTCCTGGCGCTGGCGGAAGCCTGCGTCAAGGCCACCCAGAAGGCCGTTGGCGAGCAGATCGGCTATTCGCCGGCGACGATCAGCCAGATCCTGTCGAACACGTATCGCGGCGATCTCGTCCAGCTGGAGATTCTGGTGCGCGGCGCCCTGATGGGCGAGACGGTGCATTGCCCGATCCTCGGCGCTCTCACCCGCGACGTCTGCGCCGCATGGCAGGCCAAGCCCTGGGCGCCGACCTCCAGCCACCGCATCCGCATGTTTCAGGCATGCCGCAACGGCTGCCCCAATAGTCGTGTCTCCAACAATGAGGTGAAAAATGCTGTCTGATCTCATTCGACAGATGCATGAACGCGTGCGTGCCGGCGACCCGCTGGACGACCGGGGCAGCCTGCTGCTGTCGCTCCGCACGATGGAACTCGAAGC